GGAGATGTCTGCCCTAAAATTAACTCCAGCGTAATGTTATCTGCTACTGTGACATCGTGACTAAAGACCTTGGTGGTATTCCACACAGGTGTGCCGTCTGAGGCAGTAACACTATCAGTCTCAGTCTTACCAGCATTGAGGGCCACTGCATCATCAGCAGTGACAGAATCAGTCTGAACATCATCGACGCTGAACGCCATTGCATCAGCAACAGTAACCGCATCAGTCTCTACCTTACCGGGATTGAGTACTGTGGCATCAGCCGCAGTTATTGTATCGGACTCACCCTTGCCGGGTTCCAGCACCGTAGTGTCAGCAACCGTTACAGAATCGGTCTCGACTTTACCCGGCTCAAGCGACGCCGCATCAGCAACAGTCACATCATCAGTTAAGTCAGGCTTGGTAACAGCGAACTGCGTAATCGAGTCAGTAGCCGCTGTTGAGTCAAAGGCTGTATCGACGCTGAACCCTGAGATGGCATCAACAACAGTGACTTCATCTGTTAGGGTTTTCCCTACCGTAAACTCGTTGACTTCATCAGTTGCGGCAACGGTATCGGACTCACCTTTACCAATATCAAACGAGTCCAGAGTATCGGCAGCAGTAACGGTGTCCGAATCTACCCGATCAATCGCAAGGGCAGTCGTATCGTCCACGGTCACCGCATCAGTACCAACACGGGCTACATCGAACACAGGGGCTGAGTCCTCAGCCGTAGCCGAGTCAGTCTCAACCTTGGTCACATCAAACTTGTCCACCGCATCAGCGGCGGCCACCGCATCAGCCTCAACCTTGGCAACATCAAAGGTAGGCGCGTCATCAGTTGCCGTGGCAGTATCGGTCAGATCAGGCTTAGTAACATCTTTGGCTATGTCATCCGCAATCGCTGCATCATCAGTCAGCGCCTGCCCAACCACGAAGTTGTTGATCTCGTCAGACGCCGTTACAACATCAGTCTCGACTTTGCCCGGCTCAAGAGCCGCAGCATCGGCTACCGTTACAGCATCAGTTACATCGGGTTTGGTGACTTCAAATGCGGTGATAGAGTCCACCGCAGCAGTCGAATCAACGGCTGTATCTACCCCAAATGCAGAAATTGCGTCAGCAATAGTTACCGAGTCGGTTAATACTTTACCCACTGTAAAGTCGTTGACTTCATCAGTTGTCGCAACAGAGTCTGTCTCGACTTTGCCCGGATTGAGTACAGTCGTATCTGCGGCAGTTACATCATCCACCAGATCAGGTTTGGTAACGGCAAGCGCCGCAGCATCCGCAACAGTCAGATTATCAGCAACATCTTTACCTGTGTTGAACTCTGGAGAGTCCAGCATCGTAAAATTATCGGACAGTTCTTTCTCAACCACGAGAGCCACATCTTCGGTGACTGTCGCCACCCCAATGAGTACTTTCTCGATGTCAAATACTGTCAGGTCATCCGCTATGCTGGCAGCGTCATCAAGACGCTTAGATGGGATGATGGAAATTGCGCTGACATAAGCGCGAGATTGGTATTGCTCGGTGGCTATGACCGAAGGGGCGTGAACAGACGCACTTACCGTTGCCGCCGCAACAAGGGCAGACAACGAAGTGACGACCTGAGCAGCGACCCGGATATTAGCCATTAGGAGAAGTTCTCCCTAACACGGAACGCCAAGAGGTCATAGACTGTCTCGGTTTCTCCGTTGTAGTCAATCACAATCTCACCTTCGTAGGCTCCTGCTGGAACATCCAACACACCTCCAGCAAAACTAAAAATAACTTTACCATCAGCGCCCGTTGTAAGTTTTCCACAAGGAATAATCGCCGGGGTATCAGTTGACCCAGCGGCACGGAATTTAAGGGTAACTGAGGTAGTCGGAGACGACAGATCGACAGGAGTGTTCGTAATGTCATCCGTCAGCGTCAGGATGACCAAGGGGCGCTCATCGCCTTTGACTAATCGAATGACATCTACTGACATAGTGACCTCACGCTAGGGGGCGCATCTGAACCGACATCGACGCTCTCGCGTTACCGATGTTGGCTCTGGCTCTGCGCTCAGATGTTTTGGCAATATACTGCTTGGCGTGATACGCGGCTAGTTCCCGGTCACTCCAGTTCTTGTTAGGCATCACCAGTAAATGCTGCAATGCACCGTGCATGATGACATTCTCAAGATCATCAAACGCGGTTTTGTCCATCCCCGTTGAGTCCCGTAGCGGCTTGAGAGCCACGATCATGCGCAAGTCATAGGGGACAGTATCATCAGGAAGCGGCGCAACAACAAAGTTGTCGGGATCAATCTGGCAGATCAGGCGGGGGGTAGCCCGCTGGTCATCTGCAAAATCAGGCCAGCCGGGGTACTTGGCATACAACTGCTCAAGCGTTACAGGGTCAAGCGGCTCTCTGTTGACCGTAGCAGTCAGCACAGCGTGGACTTCAGACTGGGTTGGCTGCTCGTAAGGGTAGTCGTAAACACCCGGTGTCAAGCGGATAGCAGGCTGCTCATAGCGCCATGCAAGGGTGCGTTCACACACCTCGATAGCGGCATCACGAACATATTGCTCGATGACTGGCTGAGGGCAACCCGGCACACTTGGTGCAAGGCGGGTAACCATTGAGGAGAAGGTGCGTAGCGTCATGATGCAATCACCTCATCTTTCTGTAAGCCCGCGTTCTCAGTATCAGTGATTGTCCTAGCCTGTGCGCTGACCCCAAGAGCCTGTGTAAAGGACTGCTGGAACAGTTGAGCGCGGTTAGAGTTGACATGCTCGTTGTCCACAGACTCAGCCAAGAACACCGTACCGTCAATCACAACGGGTAAGTAGGCATCTGGAAGCAGTGCAACATCTTGGTCGGCTGTGTACTCAATCGGGGTTTGCGCGTATTCGGCAATCAACACCTGCCCTACGGGGGCTTTGGGGTAGATGAAAAACTTGTTGGCGTTGCGTACATGGCGCATCCAGTTAATGGCTGGGCCAGCCGGGTCATTCATCCACATCGGATAGGTTTCATCCAGAGTCGTGCGATCAACTTCAACCACACCGCCGCCGTCCTTGACTTGAAAAATCTCCATCACACGGATGGAGTCAGCGGGGGGTGTCTGTAGTACCTGACCTGCGGCAGTAGGGATTTCCCCAATGTAAGCAAAGAGGTCAGGGCGCAAAACCGCCATGCGCTTGAGTGCCTGATTGGCGAACCCAAGCAACACTGCATCGCTGTACCGCTGGGGTACATTGATGTCTTGGAGGATGCGGCGAGCCTCAGTGATTACACTGGAAAGTTTCATGCTGGAAGATTCCTCGAAGCATCAGCGTTAATGTCCGGGTTGCCCACATCAATAGACTCCTCGGGGATAACTTCAGTTTCAAGCGTCAAGCCAGTCTTACGACCCTTTTGCTTCTTGGGGATAAACCGCTCAGGAAAGGCTTCTTCCTCAGTTACTTCCTCACACAGTGCGTTCTCAGCAAGAATCTCATCCCACTCGTAAATCGTACCATCGCGTCGGTTTCGTAGGTATCTCATTGACTTCTCCTTATTTATCTAACCAATAACCTCTGGGTAGCCATCACACCTCCTCATAAATAACGGTGACAGTCGTACCTGCTTTAACCGTCACATAAATTCCATCATCAAACAAAACTCCGGGGTCAACAATTGGAAAATTTTCCTGCCCTTTGCCATAGACCTCAAAGGTATAGTATGGGTCAGTAACCTCAGGAGTTCTTGCTAGATCATAAAACTTATAGACCGAATCATTAGAGATGGGATGAAACACAAGTAATTGCCTAAACAATGCACGCTTCTGAGTAACAAACCCATCGGCAGTAAGTTGTTTTGCAAGTAGTCGTGCCATCTCAGTCTCCTAAAAGACGGGGGCCGAAGCCCCCGCTTAATTACGAAGCGTCGGCAACCAAAGCCCACACGCGTACAACAGCAGCATCAGCAGCGTTGACGGTGATGACATCAATGGTGTCAGCAGCAGCGTAGTACTTGCCAGCGCCGTAACCAACGAAGGTATTCGGAGTACCTTCAGCCAGTGCAGCAGCAGAGCAATACGAAGCAACGGTGTTAGCGTTAACGCCGTCAAGCCAGCCATCAGGATCAGTAGCATCACCAACATCAAGGGTCAGCGTACCACCTTCAGCGGTGACAACATCAGCACCAACAGCCAACACCAGCGATTTAGCCGGGATAGCAATTGCTTCCAGACCGTCACCAGCACCAATTGCAGCAGCGCCAGCAGCAGTACGAGCAGCAGAGATCGCTGCAAAGTCGAGTTCGACTTCATAGCGCGTTACTTTGTTAAGACCCTCAGCGCGGGGAGCGGCTGAGCCCTTATTAAAACCAAGACCTTCAGTACGAATAGCCATTTCAATCTCCTAAATAAGTTGCAAAACAGGGGGCCGAAGCCCCCCATTTATTACGACAGGGTAACGACACCTGTAGCCAAAGCCTCAGGCTTCACCACTTGGTAGCCATAAACTTGCAGGCCACGGATGATGTTGCCGAAAGTGGACTCAGAACGGATCGTTTCCATCTCGGTCATCTGAGAGGCGAAAGTAAAGCCCATCTTATGACCAGCGATCAGGTTGAACTTACCGCCAGTGTCGATCTTGAGGTTGTGGCTCATGTAGATCGTGAAACGATCAATCATGCCGAGGCGACCATTACGGAGAATGGAAGTGCCATCACCAGCCAACGATGCGTCTTGCAGGTCAGACTTCTTAATCATGCCAGCCATCTTGGCAGGAATGACGAGGAAGCGGTTACCTTCAGGGCAGTTGGCTTCGTCCAGAACCGTGCCGAGGTCAACAATGTAGTCCAGAACATCGGCCTTGGTAATAGCAACTGGAGAACCAGTCGTACCCAAGTTGAAGTTACCGGAGATACGGCCTGCGTTTGCGCCCTTGTTGATAGCAGCAACACCCGGCAGGATGTCGGTCAACACGCGCTGGTCGATCTTGATCTTCATACGCTCAGAAGCGTCTTTTGACCAAGTATCCATCAGGTTGATGTCGGACTGAACCTTATCCACATCGTCCTCAATACAGGCGAAGTACTCGCCCTTGTCGATTACGAGTTGGAGTTTCGGCTTGTCAGGGTTCTCGACCTGAAGGGTCTGACCTTTGACATAAGTTTTGATCGTGATCTCAGGAGTGGTACGGATGTTAACCGTGTCACCCATGCTCTTGATTTCGCCTTCGTAATCCGTGTTGGCAATAGCAGCCAAAACAGTTGCGTCGTAGAAATTCTCGATCAGTTTGCCCGACCAAATCTCGGGGATGAAATTGCCGCTATAGTTGGGGCGGCCACCTGCTACGGGAAATCCCATGATAAAACTCCTCTAATCAAGCGTTAGCAACAATGCGTCCATCTCGCTGTGCAGCAAAGATGTCGCGTTCAATGCGGTCACGCTCCTGCTCTCGACCCTTATATTTACCCGAACGGACATCGTTAAAGAACTTTTGGATGTCAGCAGGCGAGTAAGTACGAGCGTTTGAGT